ATTCATTGACCAATCACAATCAATGAATATCTATATGTCTAATCCAACATTATCAAAAATTTCATCATCACACTTCCATTCGTGGGGTAAAGGGTTAAAAACTCTTTGTTATTATGTTAGAACAAAGGCAATATCAACCGGAGCTAAACACTTGGCGGTGGACATTTCAAAAGTAGGTCAACCAAAACAAATTGAAAAACCAACAGTTGATTTAACTCAAAAACCAACAGATACGGAATTTGAATGTTTCGGATGTGGTTCTTAATAAGAATATAAATCACGACTTAAGGTCGTGATTTTTTATTTTAGGGGTATTTATAAAAAATAGTTACGACACTATATTTATAGTTATGGCAGATGGAACAACATACGGTTTGACTTTTCCTTTCAGAGATTCTTTTGAAGGGAAATATTTAGATTTATCTAATACAACGGAAAAAGAAATCAGAAATAATTTAATACATCTTTTGTTAACAAGAAAAGGTACAAGATATTATTTACCGGATTTTGGAACAAGATTATATGAATTTCTTTTTGACCCATTGGACGCACCTACGTTTTCACAAATAGAATCTGAAATACGTGACGCTGTTGACCTATATATGCCAAATTTAAAACTTACAAGTATTAATATAACAGCGGCGTCAGACGGACAAGAAGATAAAGGGTCTTATGTTAATGGTGAGAACGATAGAGTTTTTAGAGTACCTGGTATTGCTCAATTAGAACATACCGCTAAAGTTAGAATTGATTATGTTATTACTGATGATGTATTTAATTCTAGTGATTTTGTAATAATTAATATATAATATTATGGCTAATAAAAAGATTTCATATACAACTAGAGATTTCCAATCAATAAGAACGGAACTTATAAATTTCACTAAAACTTATTATCCTGAAACTGTTCAGAATTTTAATGACGCATCGGTATTCTCGGTTTTATTAGACCTTAATGCCGCGGTAACAGATAACTTACAATTTAATATTGATAGAAGTATTCAAGAGACAGTATTACAATATGCTCAACAAAGGTCTTCAGTATTTAATATTGCAAAAACTTATGGATTAAAAATACCGGGAATGAGACCATCGGTTTCTTTGGTTGACTTTTCAATTACGGTTCCGGCTTATGGTGATAAAGAAGATTTAAGTTATTGTGGTGTATTAAGAAGAGGGTCTCAATTTAATGGTGCTGGACAAGTTTTTGAAACGGTATATGAAATTGATTTTGCGTCACCAATTAATTCAGAAGGATTCCCAAATAGATTAAAAATACCAAATTTTGATTCAAATAATAAGTTATTAAATTACACTATAACTAAGAGAGAAACTGTTGTTAATGGAATGACTAAAGTATTTAAAAAAGTTATAACACCAAACGATGTTAGACCTTTTTATGAATTATTTTTACCTGAAAAAAATGTGTTAGGTATTACAGGTGTTTTATTAAAAGACGGAACTCAATATAGTAACGTACCTTCATCTCAAGAATTTTTAAGTACAGACAATAAATGGTACGAGGTTCAAGCGTTAGCGGAAGACAGAGTTTTCATTGAAGACCCGACAAAAGTATCGGATAGTCCTGGTATAAAAGTTGGAAAATATGTTCAGACAAGTAATAAATTTATTTCGGAATTTACTCCGGAAGGATTTTTAAAAATGACTTTTGGTGGTGGTAATCAATCTGCTGACGAACAACTAAGAGAATTTGCGGCAAATGGGTTTACATTAAATTTAAACAAATACTCGAATAATTTAGGTTTAGGTAGTACGTTGAAAGCAAACACGACACTATTTGTTCAATATAGAGTTGGTGGTGGAACAGGAAGTAACTTAGGGGTTAATACTATTACTCAAGTAGGTACAATATCATTTTTTGTTAATGGTCCGTCTGAGAGTATGAACACAACAGTAGTTAACTCATTAAGATGTACAAACGTTGTGGCGGCTATAGGTGGTGCAGACTTCCCAACAACGGAAGAAGTAAGAAATTTAGTTTCTTATAATTTTTCTTCTCAAAATAGAGCGGTTACAGTTAATGACTATGAGTCTATTATTAGAACGATGCCATCTCAATATGGTGCCCCCGCAAAAGTTTCAATTACGGAAAACAACAATAAAATCATTGTACAGATGTTATCGTATGATGAATCCGGGGCATTAACAGAGGTTGTTTCAAACACTTTAAAAAATAATGTCGCTAATTATCTATCAAATTATCGAATGATAAATGATTATGTTTCAGTTCAAAGTGCTAATGTAATTGATTTAAGTGTGAATGTGGATGTTGTATTAGATAACTCTCAAAATCAAGGAACAGTTATATCTCAGTTAATAACGGTAGTTTCTGATTATTTTAGTCCGTCAAATAGACAAATGGGTGAAAATGTTAATGTTTCTGATTTAAAAAGATTATTACAAAATGAAAATGGTGTTATAACTATATCTGACGTACAATTCTTTAATAACGTTGGTGGACAATATTCTTCATCTCAAACATCTCAAAGGTATTCAGACCCAACAACAAAACAAATTCAGTTGATTGATGAGACCATTTATGCGGAACCAACACAGAGTTATCAAATCAGATATTCTAACAAAGATATTAACATTAGAGTTAAAAATCTTAAAACGGTTAATTTCTCATAATAATTTATTTTAAATAATAATGAATTATCTTTTAAAAATAGTGTATAAACTATTTATTAAAAAAGATAATATATGTCAAATTCTTATAGAATAAGAACCCAAGTCGGTGTAGACACCTCATTAAAGGTGATGATTGACCAAGAGTTCGAGTATTTAGAAATTCTATCCTTAAAAATCCTTCAAAGTGATATCTACACACGACAATGTGCCGATTACGGTGTTATTGTTGGTAGAATTAGTGTAAACAATGGTTTTGGTATCCCAAACGCTAAAGTATCTGTCTTTATTCCTTTAGATGCTGTCGATAAAGAAGACCCTGTAACCTCAAATATTTATCCATACACTAATTTGTATGATGTTAATGATGATGGGTATAGATACAATCTATTACCTTATAAACCTTCCTATAGTGCTCACGTACCAACCGGTACTTTTTTTACTCGTAGAGACGTATTGTTAAGTCCTGTTCTTAGTGACATTTATGACAAATATTTTAAATATAATGCGGTAACCAATCAAAGTGGTGACTATATGATTTTTGGGGTTCCCGTTGGTTCTCATACAATCGTTGTGGATATTGATTTATCTGATATTGGAGAATTTTCATTATCCCCTCAAGATTTAATTAGAATGGGTGTCGCAACTGAAAATCAAGTTGATGGTACCAAATTTAGGTCCTCAACCAATTTAGGTGAATTACCTCAAATTATTAATATTAAAAGAACTATTGAAATAGAACCATTATGGGGACAACCTGAAATATGTAATTTAGGTATTACTAGAACTGATTTTGATTTAACGGGAGAAGCTAATATAGATATACGACCTACGGCTATTTTTATGGGGTCAATTATTTCAGATTCTGATAGTAATGCAATTAGAGCAAATAATAAACCAACAAGAGATTCTGGTTTTTTATGTAATGTAACAACAGGTCCCGGTGAAATATTAGCGATTAGACAAACAATACAGGAAGATTCGATTGGAAGACCTATTTTAGAATCATATGGTTTAGAAGGAGGTGGAACAATTATTGATGAAAATGGGACTTGGATGGTAGATGTCCCAATGAATTTGGATTATTACATAACTAATGAATTTGGGGAACAAGTATTATCTCCTGACCCAGACAAAGGAATTCCAACAAAAGGTAAATATAGATTTAAAATTAAATGGGCTCAATCTCCATCAGCTTCAGCGTCAACTAAAAGAGCAAACTATTTAGTTCCAAATATTAAAGATTGGGTCGAAACTGACCCACTTCTCCAACAAAAATCATATGCGTTTAGTCTTGATTGGGATGATTATGGTGATGACACAACTTATCCGGAAATGATACAAGAAGCCATCGATTGTAAAGATAGGTTTTATATGATGCAATATAACAAAGTTTATACTGTCTCACAATTTATTGATGAATACAGGTCAGGGTCATATCAAAGATTTACAGGTATTAAAAACATATTGGACAATGTGTGTGAAAGTCAAAATAACCGATATCCAACAAATGACGGATATTTTAGGTTTGATTTCTTTTATGTGTTATTTTCATTTTTAAGTATAATATTAACACCAATATTTTATGCGATAATACTTCTTTTACATATTGTTTATTTTATTGTATGGATATTAAGGTTATATTTTCTCTTCCTTTCAATTTATTATTTTGTAGTGGCAATACAACATTTTATTGCTTCTATTGGGGTTGGTATAACTGGACCGGTAATTATTTGGGGACAGATTCTATTAGGAGCATCTTACTTATTGTTTGCGGCATTATGTGTTTATATTTTTGCTCAATTAATGAAAATTGATTTAAGTGGTATATCGGTACCTTTATTAACATACCCTGATTGTAATATGTGTGATTGTAAACAAGGTGACCCTGTTAATGAAAATCCGGATGAAGATAATGGTGATAAAGAATTAACTACCGAAAATGAAGAAATTGTGCCTTGCCCAACAATTATTAAAGACGATTTATCAAGTTCGGCACTTAGTATCGCCAACCCTATTTTAACAGTATCTTCGTTAGGCCCTTGGAAAATGCCAAAAACTGCAACTACGGTCTATAATGGTACTTCATACTCATATCCATTAAAATCATCAAGACGATTAGCAATTAATTATGAATTTACGGGTCTATATTTTGATGGTCAAACAGGGAATCCTGGATATGGGGTTCCATTTCCATCTCCTGAACAAGGTCTTCCTTCGTATACTTGGATAACAACAGGACTACCAATTGCTGATAGAATTAATTTGTTTAATGTTAAAGCAAAATATTTTGATGGTGGGTCAACTAATCCTGGTGGTGGTGTAAATAGAGTTAGAGTGACCTATCAACCACAAAGTAACCTTGGTAAAAAACATTACGATAATACTATTGTTATTCTTTGTGATAAGACAACTATTAAAAAATATGCTTCAGGTCAAATGATTGCGTTTCAAAACCCATCATTTAGTAAAGACCCTAATACTAATAGTCCTATTCTTAATTATGCTGGTAATTATGCGATTACGGGAACAACTGGTTTAGTTCGACCATTAACAGGGACTACTGCTACGGGAGCAATAACAGTACCGGTATCTTACGCTAGCTTTGACGGGAATTCAACTGTTTCAGGACCTAATTCAACTTATAATGTTAGTCTAACAGGTAATACTAAGTATAATGAACTTTATCGATTCCCAACAGATGTTGAGTATTTCCAAGTAATTACAGGAATGACATATAGTGCGTTTACCTCAATGTGTAGTACCACACCAATTGCTGGTTCATTAAATGAAAGATATATTCGGAATGTAACAACATTATATAATACTCAATATACTAACGACCTTGAAAATGGGGTGGCTGACACAACACCTTATTATTTAAGACCAATAGATTCGATTAAGAATAAAGATGCTATGGGGGTTATCATATTAAATAGAGGTGTCGACCCTTATACGGATAAAATTGAAATTGAGTATGGGTTAGGTAAACTATTTGGTTTTGCTAATGAAGACGCTATTAAAATATCAACTAATTGTAGAATGAATATCCCTATTCAGAAAGGGTTTAAAAATATTAGTCATTTAAAAACGGATTATCCCTCAATTACAGTAAATGGTGTTACAACCAGAGATGCTCTTGGTAGTGATGCTTATACGGGTAATAAGTTGTATTATGATTCATATTTATTTACTCCGCAAGCAAATGATGTGTTAGGTACTGTTACAGGGTATAGTGAGGATATGACAACAATCATTTCTACCCCTAATGTATTAATATCCGCGGGTTATAGTGGGTTTGAGTCTAATTTAATTAGTTATTATTCATCGTTAGATAGAAGGTCAGGTTCTTTTACGCCTGGCTGTGTTAATGTAGGGACTACGTCTAATCCTCGTGTTAATAGTGGTGGTGTTGCTAATGTAAATAATAGTTTAGGAATTTCAGTTTCTCCGACTAACTTATTTACTAAAAGATTTAGTTTTGATGGAAATAGTCGTTTGACTGGTGGTTGTGGTGGTTGTGGTACTAATGGTACTTTATTTCGTCTTCTATTTAATGGGCCATCATACGATTTAATAAATAACAATCAAGGTTATCTACCTAATGAGATTGTTGAAGGAAATTCTATTATGGCAATGTTTGGTTATTTTGAAAGAGCAAGTCATAACTGTGATTTAGGAAGAAATTGTGGTTGGAACAGATGGCGTAATATTAGTGCTAATCCGGTTGCTAATGCGACTGATACAATAAAATCTTATTATTTTTCACCAACATATAATACAACAGGAAATACTTTAAATTTTAGTACTGGTTCGTCAGGTAAAGTAAAAATAATGAGAGGTGATAGATTACCGACCTCAACAGTACCAACAGAATTTTGTTGTAATTCTTGGGTATTACAAAAAAATTACAACTTTCAAGCTTATCTAATACCTGATAAGGGTGTTGTGGGAATCACATCAACACTAGGTTCAACAGGAACGGTTGGTTCAGGGGTTGGTTCGGATATTGCGGATGAGTTACAAAATCAAAAAAATATTAATGGGTTATTTACAACATTTACCTGTAATGGTTCAGCAAACTTAGATTGTTATGGCCAAGACTGTCTCCCCCGTAATACTGTAAATAACGCGATAATTAAAATTAACAAAGGAAGTTGTTCTAGATTTTTAGGTAAATCAATTTTTAGTAAAGGGTGTTATAAATTTGTGACCACAATGTTTTTATCATTGTTAAATGATTGGGCGTTAATGTCAGAATGGATTGCAAGAAATATGGTTATGTTAGGTGCTTGTAGAAATGTTTTTTCACATACATTCAGTAACAATTGGGTTAACGGTAATTTATATGTTATGTCATTTAAAAATGACACCATTGGTTTTACGTCTCCTACATCTCCAACACCAAATGTTCCGATATTTAAATATCCAACACAAGTTGTTATTCAACACAAAAGTAGTCGAAACTTTTATTATAGATGTGCAGGTTATGATGGTGATAGTAAACAATTTATTGGGTCAATTAAATATCCGACAACAATAATGGATTTAGGCCCAAGAAGTAATTTTTTACAAGAAATTATAATGTCTGATGAATATGATGGGTATATTGCTAATAAATTGGACTCATCTTCTTTTTCTCAGGTAGATGAAATACTTAATTTATTTATTATTAGTCGATTTTTAAATAATGATTTAATAGAGAACATACTTGGTTTAAATATTTTACAATATTTTAACACAAGAAGGAATTTAAAGTTTGATTCTGATTATTCTCAATTAATTTCTATTAGTTCTGAATTAGGTGTAGCGGCTTTCCAATCAACAAATTATCCGGACGAACCTGCACCAAAACAAAGTCCAATATTTATTAGTTGTGAAGCGAAGATTGGTATTTTCTTTTCGTCGGATACTCAAACTAGAGATTTTCTTACACCAAAGAGAACTATAATTGACCCAACAGGTTTAATTAGTAATCAAGGGTGTTCATTTAGTAATTTCCCAATCTATTCTCAAGAAGTACCGTTATCACAATGGAAGATAGAAAATGGTCCAAGTATTTTTGGAACGGATGGAAATGAGTGGTATGCCGAGGGGGATGTCGGTTATGTATATTCATCTAAATATCAATCATTAGATAGATTAGAAGTTAACTCAAGATATTTTAGAAATTATGGAATTACAATTGTTGATGATAAAGGTTTTATCTATGCAGTGGATGGTGCTGGTGATTTAATTGCAGCGCCATCGGCTTGGTCGCAAAATACACAAACTACTGATAAACAGTTAGTAACTGTTGGCGCACCATTTCATTTTTATTTTGGATTAAAACGAGGAGCTTCATCTTTTGATAGATTTAAAGGTAAATGGATTAATACAGAAATTATAGTAAATTAATATGGGTAATAGAGACGAAATAAGAATAGTTTTAGGTTCATTACGTTATAAGACAGCTACAGATACTAATTTATCAATACCAACACCATTGGTTCAAACGGCAAAAACTTTACAGGAGTTTGATAGAAGTATTGATATTAATTTAGCTCAATTATTTCACGATGAGAGAGAGAAATCAACAGTTTTTAGACCCGTGTGTAAATTTGTATTATTATTTGATAATGCGTATTCGGGTAAATGTGATTATACACCATTAGAAAATACATTATATTATACAAACTCAACAACAAATACTGTTAATCAATGTCGAACAAATCCTGATAGCGAGCAGTGGGAAGGGTATCCTCAATATAATGAATTTGATTTTATAAGAAGTGATTATAATACTTCAGGTTATACTACACCGGATAGTAATGGTATGGTTCACGTTAATTTTGTGACTAAAAGTGCCTCCACTTATAATTGGAATCATTTTATTAGTTATCCTTATTTAAACTTACCTGGTAAAAAATTGTTTTTTAACGATGAGGCATCTTCAACGGCTAATGAGTTCTATGCGTTCGAAGGGATTCCATTTATTTTAAATATTAGCGATAGTAATGGTAATGATTTAATGGTTAATGGTAATAGAGTTATTCAATTTAAATGTCCGGTTAAACACGGATTATCTGTTGGTGAGTACGCTAAAATTAAAAATTCATTTAGCGGTTTTGAAGACACTTTCCAAGTTTATTCATTAGGAAATGGGTTACCTGATTATGATGAATATATTTTTAATATATATAATATTGGATTTAGTACTGCAATATTTAGTAATGACGATTTTGGTAATTTTAAACGGATAATTAATAATGAAAATGCTGACGATACTATATCAGAGTATTATGTTTTAAGACATAAAATAATTACAAATGTTGATGATAGTGTTTTAACTAATGCAGGATTTGAACAAAACGTTTTTGGCGATAATAAAAAATACGAAAGTTCGGGATACACACCTAATAAAATTAGTCGTGTTTCAGTCAAAGAAGGAGCTAAATCTTATTCTTTATCTTTTAACAAAGATATTGATGTTAAACCACTAAGGGATAATCATAAAAGACCTATTAGTGAATTATTTGTGACTACTGTGTGGAAAGGATATTTTGGGTTAATGTTTAATACTGTGGGTAATACTGTTACCAAATTAAAACAGGGTTATGAGTTTAATTTACCTTTAAGACCTTCATTTGCACCTAATACTTGGTGGATGAATCCTTTATCAAACATAACAAGTATTCCAATAGATAATTATGTGGGGCCTAATTACAATGTGACCACTCCTGGTACAATTCAATTTAATTATGTGAGGTCACTTCAAAGTGGTGACACTATAGATGGTGGTTTTTATGAATGGAATAATTTTGAACAAAAAGAAAGATTGTTAAGTGAAAATTATCATAAAATTACGTATAATGGTGATGTTTTCCAAGTTCCAAATGTTTTAAATCAAAATAATGGTACTGTAGGTCGATATGGTTATTATTATCAACCACATAGAAAATTAACGCTTAGAGTTTTTTCTGATTATATTGAAACTGGTGAAGTCAAAAATACTGCTGATATACCTGATTACTCATATTTCTCAACAACTTATAATTCATTTATATGGAGAGACATATATGAATACGGATTTAAAGATTCTGAACTTAATGGTGTTGATTACCCATTTTTAAATGGTACACATTATCCTTACGGTAATTTTATTTTTAGAATAACACCGGAAGGAACTAATTATAGAGAGAGCGATAGGCACTATTATGCAACACTTTACGGTGCTGCTGAACCTAAAAACGATGGTTGTGAATAATAAATTTAAATTTACATTACCGAAAGGTGACGACAAATATATTAATCTACCTGTAGAAATCAAATGGGATTTCTTAGGAAGAACGGATGCTGTTGATGAATATCAACAATATGCTGTTGACAGAATTACCGGTGTTGCGGATGATTTTGAAATTTTAAGATTTGCTCACGCATCGTATAGTAGTAATACAAAAACTGACGTTAAATATGATTTTCATTTTTTTAGTGTGTTATTACCTGATGATGATAACGTTTTAGTTCCAACAGTCCCACCTAATCCATCTTCAGATATAACAACAGCTCTTCCAACAGATTGGAAAATAAGTTATATACCTGAAGGTTTTACAACTAAAGACATTTATTATTATATAAAACCTTTTACAAAATCGTTCTTTAAATTGGATTTTTATGACACTAAATCAGCGACAACTCAGACTAATTATTTTAGTGTAATTATACCCGTACAACAAGGGTTTACTGTTACAGGATTAACATCAACATCTAAACCTCCTGTTAACATTAAAATACCCTCATTTAAATTAGATTATGTTGGGGATAAAGAAGGGTTCTTCTTGTATTGGTTAAGAAAAAAGAATTTTTTAAATATTAACCCTAACTCAACAAATACTACGGAAACTTTTTATATGACGGCTAAATTTTTTGATGCTAGATTGGGGATTTTTGTTAAAATGATGACAACACCTCAAGTATTACCGTTAGTTCCGTCATTATTTCAATTTGTACCTGAAAATTTTTTCTATTATAAAGTTGTGTTGGATTATACCGATTACACTTATAAAATATTTGATAATGGTGGTAATAGAATTGGAGATGTAAGTTCCATAAAATGGTATGAATATATTAACCCTTAATTATGATAGATAAAAATTATAGTATAAAGATTTCACCTGGTGTGATTAGTGGGGACATATTTAAAGTTAATTATAACGGAGCCACTATTACGGGAACATCATATTCTAAGGAATGTTGTGTTCTTACATCAAAAATGATTGAGATAAAAGTAACAGGTTCAACATATGCGTATTCCGCAATGACTGAAGTGTTATCGGGAGGTACATACAATACAGGTACCACACAATATGATTCATTATTAACAGGTTTAACGGTTCCTATTTTAATTACTGAGAATACTGTGGATATTGGATATTATTCAGTGTTTGATGGTATGGTTGTACAAAAAGATACAATGTTAAATTTTTTATTTTCTGCGACAACTTTATACCCCCAAAGAGTTTATTTTTATAATACATCTGATGTTGAATTTAAGAAATACTTACAGTTTTCGACATATAAAGTTGATTGGGGGGATGGTTCAGTACCTCAATCTATAACATCAACGGCTCAAATATATCACGATTATACTTCTACAGGTGAAACTCAAATTACTATGTCGGGTATGAGTCCGTGGGGTACAAATACAATAACTAAAACAGTTCAACTTCCGTTTACAGGAACAACAATATCTAATCCGAAAGGTGAGGCATTCTTTACTCCTATGGGGGGTAATTGGAATGGTATATTAGTTCCTTATGATTATATATTCAGTGGTGATAGTAACTGTGATTCAACAACTCAAGATATTACTCAATTTACAACGGTACCTTTTTTAATTACAGGATATACAACATCATCATTAACTGATTTAAAACAATATGGACCTACACCTTATTCGGTAACTACATATGATATAACCGGAAACACTGGATTTATTGGTAGATACTTGGGTGTGTTTGATGGTGGGTTATATACCGCCTATACAATTAACGATATTACCTACTATGATTATAACAATGGTACAACACTTTTCATTGCTGAATCCTCAGGTTTGACCACTGATACGGTAGTTTGTCAACCAATTGTAAAAAATGAGCTATTATTAGGAATAATTGATGAAGCAGAAGTACAAAGCAATGTATTTATTGAAAGGGGCAAAAACTCCGCCTTAGAAAGTATTGAAAGACTTGGTGAGGTTAACAGTATCGGTAGTTTAGAAAAGTACGGATATAAATTTTTTAACATAATTAACGCAACAACATAAGATGGCAACAGGAACCTATGGAACGATAAGACCGGCAGACGTAAGTCCGGAAGATGTAGAGATAATATTGAATTATACTCCAACAAGAGATGAAACAAACAACTTTGTGTTAACAAAATTGGATGCGTTATCTGTATTAACACCTTACTATAATAATGACGCGACAGGCGTTAACTCTAATATTGAAATTTTAGGGGGATTATACAATTTAAGACTACCTGCGGAACAATTTAACAAAATAGGTATTTATACTTTATTTCTTAGACCAGCTCAAATTAGAACCACTATATTGGATTGTGGTGTGTTATCTTCACTACCTAATGTTAAAGGTTTAATAATTGATTTAAATGCGGTTCCATCAAACTATAGAAACAAATTTGTTAGTCAAGGATTAGTTGGGTTTAGAATTGAATATCTAAATTCGGATGGTACAAAAATACCTAATTTCTTTAGAATAATTACATCATCATTCTTTTGTGAACCGGTTGTTCAAAATTTAACAAATTCATCACAAAAAGCTATTAGATATCGTTATACTAACAACAATACAAATTTATTGTTTTGTACTGTGTCACCGTCTTCGTCGCCAACAAATAATCCAAACGCAACACCTTACATTGGACAGCCAAATCAAAATATTATAATCACTAATACCTTCTTTAATCCTATCAGTTTGGATATTGAGATTGCGGAACACGACATTTCAACATTGGCTATTGCTCTATATGGTAATCAAACTAAATCTATTGATGACGGTATCTACACTCTATACGATACAAGTAATAACATTTACAAACAATACAACTTATACGAAATTAGAGACCAATTTAATACTTTATTATATGAAGTTAGACAAGATAGAGGAAATAATATTGATTTCAGTAAAAACTTTACAAATATAACACAATAAAATGGCAAATCAAAATTTTACTTGTCCACCACAACCGGCAACAGGTGCTGGTACATTCTCAGATAATTTAGTTGGATTTCAACTAATTGCTGGAGGTGGATTAACGCAAGGTAATTTTGAATTTACCACAGCTTTAAGTGAAAAAGTTAATAGAACATTTTCAACAGGAACATTTTCAAGTCCGGTTAATTTAGAGGGTTTAGGACTTTCGAGTGTTGACCAATCAAGAGCGATATTTGAAAACAACTTTAAAGTTTATCCTAATTTTGATTTAACCGAAGTTACAAATTTTACAACTTACGGGTCAATGGTTAAAAGAATTTCAACATCTGTTGAGACCATTATTAGTAAATTTCCTGCGGCTTTAGAAGTCACTTTTATGGATGAAAGTTATAAGACTGGTGATACAGCGACAAATATAGTTTATAATCAGATAACAAATGAAACTAATTTTGATTTAATTGTTAGTAGAATTAGAAACCCTTTTGATATTGATTTTTCTGTTAACGCTACAAGAAATTTACAATTAAGAGAAATACAAGTTTCAGAATTACGTAATATGACCACTCAATACGCTAAGTATTCTTTATATTATAATGGTGTTGGGTATGACGTTAAACAAATTGTCCCAACTAGCTCAATATCTTCAGGTACTCTTAAGATTTTTGTAAATGGTAATCCATTTTCAGGACAAACAAGTTCTACTGATGATATTATAGTTAGGCCTAATGACCACGAAGTTAATCGTATATTTAGTGTTGACTTAGATGAGGTACAACGATTTTTGTTAAATAGAAATATATCTCCAATATACACGGCAGTGTTTAAAGTTCCAATGGAAAGTGAGGATGGTTCATATTATATTAATAATGAAAATGTTACTTGGCCTTTAATGGGTGTTTGGAATTTAGATATTTTAACAAATTCGTTTACGGTTTATTTAACAACATTAAATGATATTAGTGCGTCTTTTGATAGTTACCAAACAAATCTTGTTTCAAGATTTTTAACAACAGATTCGTTTAGAGAATTTGATACTGTTGACCAAAAGGTGCAAAAAGTTTTACAAATATATGGTAGAAGTTTTGATGAGACTAAAAAATTCATTAATGCTTTGGCGTATATGAATTCCGTAAATTATAATTCGGGAAATGATATTCCATCTCAATTATTAAAAAACTTGGCGCAAACATTAGGTTGGACAACAAATATAACACCAATTTCTAATGATGATTTTTTAAACTCAGTTTTTGGTCAAAAAAATAACGATACTTCGTCATTTGCCGGTGTTTCACAATCTCAAACACCTGATGAATTAAATTACAATTATTATAACAATTTAATACTTAATTCGGCTTACTTGTTTAAATCAAAAGGTACTAGAAAATCAATTGAAACATTAATGAGAATGATTGGTGCCCCTGATGCTTTAGTTGAATTTAATGAATACATTTACTTAGCCGACCAAAAAATCAATATAAATGAGTTTAACACTCAATTTGCTAATATTTCGGGAGGTACATATTCAAAAAGTGTTCCTGTTTTAGACCCAACATATGTTTTTTTTATTCAAGGAAGTGGTTATACAGGGTTTACAACAAGTACAAAATTAAGTGATTCAAATGTGAGCCTTACGGATTATCCTATTGATAACTTTGGATATCCAAAATCTCCGGTAAATACGGACTCTTATTTCTTTCAAATGGGTAGTGGTTGGTTTGAATCAACACCTAAACATAGGTCTTTGGAACAAGTTGATTTAACAACTAGTGTGTTTACAGGGTCTAACCCTAACTATCAAACTAAATTAAGCCCATTTAGTTATGGTCAAGATTTTTTAAATGTTTATAGACAATTACCGTACACTACATTAGGGTTTAACTTAAGACCGGCAATTGATAATAATAAAAGTTGGGTAGATACTGAAATTGGTACTAGGTCTAATTTTGATGGAGGGTTTGATTCTTTTTATAACACAGATAACGATAATTTAGTAATTAATGTTAAAAATGTTGATTTGTTTTTAAATCCAAGTCAGGGGTTATTATATGATGTTTGGACTATGTCAAATCAATATAATTATCCAATTCCTAATGAAGGTTTAAATTATGTTCCACCAACATATTGTGACCCTAATCCGGTTTCAATATATCCTAGTAAAGGTGATGTGGATTGGACAGTGATTAATCCACAACCAAAAAATAAATCATTTTTTGAATTTGCTCAAACATTTTGGAAGAATACTATCAATGTTAGAAATAGACAATTTGCGACAGATGGGGGTACCAGTGGTTATCCAACATTACAATCAATTTATTGGAGATACTTAGAATCTGAAAATATTGTTGGTATTGCTAATGATAATTTTACCTATGAGACTATGACACAATATGTCGATGGTATGGGGGATTATTGGATTCGTTTAGTGGAGCAAATGATACCGGCAAGTACTATTTGGAATACAGGTGTTAAATTAGAAAATTCAATTTTTCACAGACAAAAATTTGTTTGGAGAAGACAAAGAGGTTGTCAATTTGTTCCGGTTCCTTGTAAACCGTGTGAATTAACGACTACAATATATAATACCGATTGTCCTCGTCAATCAAAAAAATGTAATGTTTATCCGTTTGGGAAGAGTGTGTCTAATTTTAATGGTGTTCTTAATTCTGTTATTAATTCTTATATAAAAAATAATGACTTAGAGAATTGTGATAATACTAGTGTAATATCACAATGGTACGTTGATATAACGTTTAATGGTGTTTTAATAATTCACGATTGGTTCTTTAGTGGTTCGGCGGTTAATGAAACTTTTAGTGCGCCGACTAATCAAAAATGGCAAACTTCTTTAAGATATTCTTTAGATGGTTTACTCCCACTAGGTCTTGGTTATTATTTTAATGATACTAATACAACAGTTACAATATTTAACACAAACTGTGCTAACAAAGATTTAGGTTGGAATATAAAAATAGATGTAGGAATAAACTTTACAATTAGTTGCTCATAAAATGGCGTGTAATTTAACATATAATATTAGTATAACAGGTGATTGTACTAACTCTTTTGCGGGAGGATTTACTCTTGATATAATTGGAGATTCACCTCCATATACTATACAATGGTTAACACCAATTACGGATGTAATACCGCTTGGTGTTGATGTGACTACTTATAACAAAATATTCTTAAGTGCGGGAACTTACACATTAAATATAATTGATAGTTGTTCACCTAACACGGTTTTACCTGTAAATGTTTTAATATCTAGTGGTACTTGTACTTCAATTGATAGTCACACAGATACTTTATGTGGTTTGAATAACGGGTCAATAACTGCATCCACAACATACTCTTATGGGAATGCAACATTCTTTTTATATGAAAATACATCAGGGTTTATTGACTCATCATCACCATATTCAAATGTTGCGGAATTCACATCGTTAAGTGCTGGAACATATTATGTAATTGCTGACGATGGTGCCGGATGTACGGGTATGTCAGAAACTTGTATTGTAAAAACTTCAACAACAATAAATTATGATTTATTTGTGGTTAATGATGCTGGTTGTACAACAAACTCAGGGAAAATATTTATTAGTGGTTTAACAGGTAACCCACCATATACTTACTTATGGTCAAACGGAGTGATTGGTGATTCATTAACAGGGTTGACCGCAGGAACTTATAGTGTGACTGTAACTGATAATAGTGGTTGTGGGGTTTCTAAAAGTGCTAATGTGGATATAGTAAGTCCGGTTTTAATTGGTTCATTATTTGTTACTCAACCAAGTTGTTTTACCGCTGATGGTGAAGTGACTGTAATTGTTGTTGATGGTACGGCACCATTTTATTATTTAGCCTCTAATGGTGAGTCAATAATTACTTTTGATAGAACGGTTATTTTTACAAGTTTATCTCCGGGCGGATTTACAGTTGAAGTTACAGATGCCGGTTTATGTAAATCAAGTTCGTCAACAACATTATTAACACCCGCAGGTATATCGAGCGTGTTTGTTAATACAACCAATTCAAAATGTAATGACTTGTCAGGAATATTAGGTCCAATAACTGTATTAGGTGGAACACCACCATACACATACATTTTAACGGACTCCAATGGTAATATTACAACAAATATCATAGATAGTAATGTTTGGAGATTTGAAAATTTATCATCAGGGACCTATACTTTAAGTGTAACAGATTTAGGCCCTTGTACTTATTCAAATACATATACAATTAATAATGATGTTTTATTTGGTTTAACTACCTCAACTACCGGAACTACCGGTGGTGAAAACAACGGAAGTGTGACATTGTATATAACTAGTGGAGGTACACCACCATATACTTATAGTATTAACTCACAATTAGTGACAACTTCGGTAATGTCATATACCTTTAACAATTTAGCCTCAGGAAATTATCTTGCTAGTGTAGTAGATAGTACTAAATGTTATCAATCATTACCTTTTACAATTGACAATTCAGTTGCGGTTGATTTTCACTTATCGAGTAATAAGTTTGCGATAAATTCAAATGGTGAAATATCTGCATATGTTTTAGATGGTAAACCGCCTTTTGATTTTATATGGTCAAATGGGGATACTGGTATGACGGTCAATAATTTATCTGCGGGCACCTATTCTCTTAGAGTAGTTGATGCGGATGGTTTCTCAAAAACAAAACAAATTGTTATTGATGGTATAAATACTTATAATGGTTCAGGAACTTATAGTGTTTGTAGTGGTAATTTAACGTTGGGTGATAATCCTGTTATTGTCAAAACAGGTCCTCGAGAAATGTTAAATGAAGGTTTTTATGATTTAACATCAGGGTTCACAAATTGTGTTTTAAATAGTGCGATTTTTACTCTTAGTGTTACTGCAGGGACTTTTGTTACGTCTAGCGTAATTTACACAGGGTACGCGTTAGATGAATACCCAACGGATAGTGATTTTTATGGTTGGGTTACAACATTAATTGAAAGTTCACCACAAATTGGTGCGGGTAATGTTGAAACTTATCCGGATAATACAATTTATGTTAAAACTAATTGTGACCCGGAATCTTTACATAACACAACTGTAATAGTTAGTACAACTATTAATTATGATATTTCTTGTGAATATTGTGGACCGATACCAAGTTCTTCGCCTACCCCAACGCCAACATTAACACCTACAAATACATTAACACCAACATTAACGCCAACACCAACATTAACTCCAACTAATACATTAACGCCAACTAATACATTAACACCAACACCTACGTTAACTCAAACATTAACACCAACACCGGGTGCGTCGGTTACTCCAACACCAACATTGACACAAACTAATACACCGACACCAACATTAACACCAACACCGGGTGCGTCGGTTACTCCAACACCAACATTAACTCAAACTAATACTCCAACACCAACATTAACACCTACAAACACATTAACTCCGACAAATACATTAACACCAACATTAACACCAACACTAACATTAACGCCAACTAATACATTAACACCAACACCTACGTTAACTCAAACACCTACGTTAACTCAAACACCTGCGTCAACATCAACACCAACACCGTCTCCGTTAACAACGTATTACGCTTACAGAGAGTGTGGTGGTAATGAAAAATCACTTGTGGTTCTTCAAACTATGTTGGTTACTCAAGGAATGGAATTGGGTAATACAATATTATTTACCGACAAAAGAGGTGTACGAACTTGTTGGGAATTAATTGGAAATACATTAACGTTAAATCAGTATTTAGGTATATATTCAAACACTTTTGATTCAGGTACTGTTAATTATTTTACTAATTGGGACGGTAACTTATATGGTGATTGTAAAAAATGTCTTGATAATATATTGATAGATATTGGTGGTGACAAATGTAAATTAGATTTTAAATTTTCTAATCAATGTAGAGGTGAAGGACAAGGTAAGGTATTGTTAAATAATGAACTTCTTTATTCTTGGAATAATAATTTAATAACCACTTATTCTACATCATATAATGTTGTTCAGGATGATGTAATCACTATTTTAGTGACCTATATTGGGGATGGTTATTCATTAGTTCGAGATATTACAACTTATAATGGATTCTCATTGAGTGTCACAAATAATATAATTGATGGTGAAATATTTGATTATGAATATTTCTATAAAGTTGGTTGTGGACCAAAAAATAATATATTATCATTAAGTCATATATGTGATAAATAAAAAAACCCCCAATTAAGGGGGTTATTTTTTACCATATATTTTCTTGTCTCATATGACCTAAGACACAACAATAAGCGTCTGTTTGGTCGAAGTTTTCTTTTTTGAGGGTATTGTTTCTTGTGTATTGCCAAGTTATTTGTGGTTCTTTTTTGGCTATTAAATCCCAAATAATTTGTTTCTTATCAATGTCTTTTGGAAGACCACCAAATAATACAAACTTACCTTTATCATTTTCTTTAACTAATTCGGGGAAGGCAAACTTACGAGAGTTGTATGTCGATATAAAGTCAGGAACCACCCCTAAAACATCGTAAATTTCTTTGGTGACCAAAGTATTAAACCTTAACAATGTTTGGACTGTGTAGACGTTATTTGAGTTTAATAAAGGTTCCTCAATAATTACTTTAGTAATCCCCATATCTTTATATTCTAAAAGTTTAGTTCTAAAAATTTCACCTTTAAGAAGTAATTCTTTTATTTTGTTATCTTCCTTTGGTTTTGGAGTTGGTGATACGTGGGTTAGTTCTAATAATTCTCTACTTTGTATGTCAAATAATGCCCATCCAATAGTTTTGGTAGAAACATCAAGCCCTAAAACTTTAGGGCTTTCTTTTAATGTT